CCAAAGTCCAACGATCAAGACGGCGAACAAAACGGCGTTTAAGAAACGTTAACTCAGATATAGGCTTCCATGCAGTAGTCGGCTCACTCTTGTCCGCCGCGGTCATAACTTGACCGAACAAATCTCTTAGCGCTCCGGCAATGCTTGATGGGTTGAAGGCCCCGCGCGCGCGCGGATGAACGAAGACGACAAAGTCGTCTCCATAAATCAGCATACGCACGGAGTCCCAGAACCCCAAACAGACCTCAGTGTCACAAAGACTTCGATAGGCACAGTACATGTACAAAAGTGAGGAAACACAATTCCAGATTGTCGTACCGACTGCACCAGATGGGTTGGTGTGTGTGCCATATAAAACCATAGTGTCCACGCTGTAATAGCGCGGGCACAAGGTGGCCATACACCGGACGCAACCACGCCAAAACTCGTCAGTCCCCCCGCGGCGCGCCAAATGGGCGACTGCTGCTTGAACAGCACGGAAAGTGCCGGAGGAAAGATGCTCATCATAACCCTCAAAATCGCCGTCAAACCCGAGACCATCGGGGGCGACTTCCATGGCATAACTCACCATGCGATCAGCATCACTAGCCGCATTACAGCCAACCATTATCCCGATAGACCAACGTGCAGATAGCACTTGGTCAAGCAACGGGTTAAGGAATGCACGGCAGAGTAAATATGCCGGTAGAGATGGGTTTGTGATAAACCGGGTTGCCAACTTTTGAATCTTCCGCATCGGGCGAAGCTCGTCCTTTGGGAAGGTGGTCCAGCCCGAATCACACCAACCATCTCCGTCGAGCAATGTCTGTCTCATAGACATATACGAACGGACCAACCGCGGATCGACGATAACCTTGTCATCGAGCAATTTGTAGTAATCGCCCTTGACACCTGGCCAGCCTGGGCCTGCAGACTTGGTTGGATCAACGCGCTTGATCGTGGTGGGCTGACCAAACTCACGAAAAACCTCAACAAGAGGTATCTCTGAGTAGGATCGCTGCACATGACCACACACACGATCGGAAAACTCCTGAATGAAGTCACTGAGAAAAGAAACAGAGACATCACAACGCTGCTCGACATCATCGACAAC